CGCCCGCTGGTTGTCCAGGCGGATGAGCATGCGGATATACGCCGAAATGCTGATGCCGAGTGCTTCAGACTTTTCGACGGCCATGCGCCTGGTTTCCGGATCGACCCGGATGGGGAGAAGCTCCGTTTTCTTCATGGCTATATGATATACATTGTATATCGTTTGTCAAGCATTATTTTTAGAGGCAAGAAGGAAAATGCCGGAAATTAGAATCACAGTTCACGATGAACCGGTCAACCAGGCGCTGAACGCTTTGGCCAAAAAGGTCAAGGATCCGTCTCCGGCGATGAAGATCATCGGAGAGTACATGCTGCGGTCGACGGAAAATCGTTTCGACAGCCAGGGACCAGCACCGGACGGATCGCCGTGGGCCCCGCTGAAAGCGTCGACGCTGAAACAAAAGAAGCACAGCAAGATATTGACGGAATCCGGACATTTGCGTGGGAGTATCCGTTATCAGCTTCAAGGACCGTCCACTCTTGCCATCGGAACAAACCGGGTTTATGCGGCGATTCACCAGTTGGGTGGGAAGACGTCTCCAAGTGTCATCAAACCGAAGACCAAAAAGGCTCTGTTCTGGCCAGGCGCGGCGCATCCGGTAAAGTCGGTCCATCATCCGGGGTCAGTGATCCCCGCCAGACCGTTTCTGGGGGTGAGCGCCCAGGACAGCACGGAGATCGTAGGAATCATTAACCGTTATTTGTCGATGAGGTGAAACATGATCAAATTCAAAGGATTCGATGATTGGATTCCAGTCTTTCAGGGTGGAAGCCAGACGGACAGCGCGGGGCGCGTCCATGACGGAACGGCCCTGATCGACAAGGCAGTTTCAACCTTCAATGCGGCCCGGCATGAGCCTCCCGTGGTCATCGGACACCCGAAGGAAAACGGCCCGGCTTTCGGATGGGTTGAAGGGTTGAAAAAACAGGGAGATCTTCTTCTGGCCAAGTTCAAACAGGTTGAACCGTCGTTTGCAGACATGGTGAAGCGTGGCCTTTTCAAAAAGCGATCCGCCGCCTTTTACCCGGACGGGTCGCTACGGCATATCGGCTTTCTGGGGGCTATGCCTCCGGCAATCAAGGGGCTTCCCGATGTGGCTTTCGCGGAAGCGGACGCCCTGACGTTTGAGTTTTCCGATTATCAGACCGTCTGGGCGTGGGAATCCATTGCCCGCCTCTTCGGAAAGGTGCGCGATTACCTGATCGAAAAGGAGGGCATGGATAAGGCGGATCAGGTGATCAGCGCTTACCAAATCCAGGAGATCACCGACGCGGCGGCAAAGGAAAAACAGGAGATACAGCAGGACGCGTTGGAACAGACGCCTCAAATCACGAATTACAACGAGAAAAAGGAGGAAAAGGACATGAATTTTAAAGAGTTTATCCAGAAGTTGAAGGACCTGGTCGCCGGTGCCGATGCAGCGGATTCAGGGAAGACCTTCTCCGAGGCGGAACTCGAAGCGGCCAAAAAGCAGGCCGCTGAAGCGGAGAGGGAAAAGACGGCCACGGAATTCGCTGAAAGGGAGCGAACGGCGCGCCAGGATGCCCGTAAACAAGAGATCGCCTCCTGGTGCGAGTCAATGGTCAAAGCAGGGAAGATGACGCCCGCAATGGTCAAATTCGGGATGCCCGAATTCATGGCGGCCTTCGCAGAGAAGGTGGATGTCATCGAATTCGGCGAGACGAAGGAAAAGGCCACCCTCTATGACCGTTTCAAGACCTTCTTCGAGACAGAACTCCCGAAGGTGGTCGAGTTCAAGGAGGTGGCGACGCGGGATAAGGACACGGGCGGACAGGGCCAGGCGGGATCGAAGGTCGAGGCCCTGATCCAAGCGAAGATGAAGGACAACAAGGATCTGCCCTACGGATCGGCCTTTGCCGAAGTGCAGAGGGAAAATCCCGACCTGGTGCGGGAATATCAACAGGAACTTGGCGGGTAACCGCCCCGAGTGAAGAAAGGAGAACAAAGCATGTCAACAGAAAATAAAATTTTGGATCTGACCTTCCCGGCGGCGGAAGACCTGTCCAGCGATCAGTACAAATTCGTGGTGCTCAATTCGAGCGGCCAGGTGCGCCGACCTGACAGCGCCTCCGAGGTGGCCATCGGCATCCTCCAGAACGCCCCGTTAAGCGGGGAGGCGGCAGTTGTCCGCGTCCTCGGCCAGTCGAAGGTGCAGGCGAATGCGGCAATCGGAATCGGGACGTTCATCGGGCCGGAGTTCGTCTCGGAAACGGATGCCGGAAAAGGGCGGGACAACGCCGGGGCGCTGGCTTACGCCAGAGCCGTCATGGTGGAGGCTACGGGGGCTGAGGACGACTTGGGAAGCTGCCTGATCCTGGGGATGTGCCCGGCTATCACCGATGCTGTTCAACGCGTGACAACCGTGACGACCGACGCCACCGCTGGCGCAAAAACCTGGTCGGCGGCGGAACTGGTCGGCGGCCTGATGCTCCGCGATCCGGCCGGAGGCAGCCGGTCAGACGTGACGCCCACGGCGGCCCAGATTGTAGGGGCTGTTCCGGCGGCCATTGCCTCGTCGAGCTTCGAGTTCATCATCCGTAACACGGCGGATGCGGCGGAAACCATTACGCTGACTGCCGGTGCGGGTGTGACCCTCTCCGGTACGATGACCATCGCCCAAAACAACAGCAAACGGTTCCTGGCCGTCATCACCAATGCCGGTGCGGGAGTGGAGGCAGTCACCATTTACAGCCTCGGAACTTTTGTCCACTAAAAACGGCCCTGGGGCGGATCAGACATCCGCCCCAGGTTAAACCATGAAAGGAGAATGAAATCATGCCTCAACCCAACGTGAAAGAACTGATTGTCACGGGACCCCTGCAGAACGTTTCCGTGGCCTTTAAGAACAAAGCCTATATCGGCGACAGGGTCTTCCCCATCCTCGACGGGGTGGATCCGAAGGCCAAGATCGCGGTTTACCAGAAAGGCGCATGGTTCCGCGATGAAGCCGGTATTCGCGGTCCCGGAGCGCGAGCCCCTCGCGGCGGCTATCCGATGGACTGGCTGACCATCGCCACAAAGGAATACGCCTTCGCCAAAGAGGTCACCGACGAAGACCGGAAATTTGCCAAATCGAAGATGGCTCCTCCTCTGAAGCCCGATCAGGATGCCATCGAGTTCTGCGCCGACAAGATCGATCTCTCGAAGGAGCGACGAATCGCCTCCCTGATCACCGCCGGAACCTGGGTGGATGCGAACGGAGCCGGAGGCGAGGACGCGGAAGGTCTCTGGAGCCCTGCGGGCGACACGAACACCTTCCTCGCCGATATCGTCAAGGGTCGCAAGGCGATCCAGAACGCCACGGGCGTCACACCCAACTCCCTGATCCTCGATTTTGCGACCTACGAGGCCCTCAAGCAGTGCGCCGCAATCATCGACAAGATCAAATACACCCAGCGGGGTGTTGTGACTTCGGAGATCCTGGCGGCGGTTTGCGACCTGGAGGAGATTCTCGTCGGTGAGGCGATCTACTCCACGGCCAAAGAGACCAAAACCGGGACCGATTTCACGGCCCGCTACGTCTGGGAGGTCAATGCCGGAAAGGGTATGGGCTTCCTCTTCCACCGTCCGAAGAGCCCGGGTCTCAAAGTCCCTTCCGCCGGATACCAGGCGAGAACGGCTTACGAGGACGGTTCTCCCAGGAGAACCACCACGTGGAGGGAAGCGGCAGAGCATCAGGACGTGTACGAAGTGGCCGAAGAGACCGATATCATCCAGGTCTCGGCGGCTTGCGGGTACATGTGGAAGGACACCTACGCGACCTAACATTCTCCGATCTCCGGTGGCGTGATGCTGATTTCGCATCATGCCACCGGAAGGAGGCGATAAAGAGGAAATGACATGGCTTACAGCACGCAAACAGACCTTGAAGAACAGATCAGCCAGGCTGAGCTTATAGAGCTGACCGATGATGCAGGAAGCGGTTCCGTAGACACGTCCGCCGTGGCCCGTGCCATTGCCGATTCCGATGCGGAGATCGATTCCTACTGCGGCAGCCGCTACACCATGCCTTTTTCGCCCGTCCCGGCCATGATCCGCAAGCTCTCCGTGGACGTGACAATTTACAATCTCTTTTCCCGGCGAGCGGTAATGAAGATCCCCGAAGAACGGCAGAAGCGCTACGACAATGCCATCAGGTTTCTGCGGGATGTGTCGAAAGGCATGATTTCCCTGGGCGCCGATACCCCGGCTGAACCCAGCGACGGCCTGCCTCAGGCAACGCGAACGAAAGACGACCGGATTTTCTCTATGGGCAAGACATCGGACGGAAGCGCCGGGACATTGGATAATTACTGATGATTGAGACGATTCAGGACGCCATCATTACGCAACTGCAGAAGATCACCGCCGTGGTCAGTGTCGGCGTCTGGCAGGGCGATATCGAGGATCTCCTCAAGTCGCCCCAGCGCCTGCCTGCCCTGAACGTGATCTACCACGGCGCGGATTTTGAGGAGAAAAAGGTCATCGGGACGAACCGGGCCGATCACCAGATGGACTTCCTCATCGTCCTGGTCTCTCGAAATCTCAAAAGCAGGGAAGCCGGTGCATCCGGAGCCTACACGATCATCGAGGCGGTCAGAAATTATCTCATCGGCCACCAGATCAGCCCATATGGGTGGCTCTGGCCTGTCAGGGAGGATCTGGTGACCGCTGATGGTGGGCTGCTGGTTTATGGCCTTAATTATCGTCTGAAGACGAATATCGTTGCAACCGAGCCGGTTCCTGAACCGGAACCGTAAAAGGAGGATCTATGAATAACCTGAAGGTTACACGAAAGCTATATTATGACGAAGGGCCGAAATTTATGGGGTGCGGTATTGCCGGGCAGTTCAAGATCGGCGTCCCAAAGGAGGTTTCCGACGACCTGGCGTGCGTCCTGCTCCGCAAGGGAAGGCTGAAGGAATACCAGGAAAACCAGCCGGTGATCGCATCCGGCAAAGGCAAGAATGGAAAGGAGAAATAACCCATGACACAGCAATCAGGAGCTAATGCCGTATTAATATTTGACACCGAGACGACGTTCAAGAGCACCCCCGGTGCGCCGGACGCTCATGTCCTGCCGTTCACGACCGAATCTCTGCGGCTCAGTCGGAATCTCGTGTCGTCCAATACGATCCGCTCGAACCGCAATCCCCAGGCCCCTGTCCGGGGAAACGTGGACGTTTCCGGCGACATCAACTTTGAGCTTTCTCCTCAGTACGGGAAGCTCTTCAAACACATTTTCGGCGGCTACGGTGTTGCAGGAGGTCCGGCCCCCTATACGCACACCTACAAGATCGGTAAGCTGCCGGTCGGGATGTGCATCGAGAAGCAGTTCACGGACCTGGCCACGGACAAGTACTTCCTCTATAACGGATGCCGGGTGAACAGCTTCAAGCTGTCTGCCAAACCGGAGGGGATGATCGAATGCTCCGTCTCCATCATGGGAGCGAAAGAGACCATCGGCGCGGCCACCTTCGATGCCACGGCGACCGACAACGGCCATACGCCGTTTGACGGCTTTTCCGGGTCTATCCAGCGCGGCGGCAGCCCCCTGGGAATCGTAACCGAGATCGATCTCACCCTGGACAACGCCCTGGACGGAAACACCTACGTCATCGACGGTACGGGACAGCGCTACAGCCTTCCTGAAGGAAAGGCGAAAGTGACGGGTACCGCCAAGATCCTCTTCGAGGACGACGTGCTTTACGCCCTGGCCATTGCTCATACCGAAACGACCCTGGAACTGCATTTTACGAAGGGTGCGGGAACGGGTGCGTCGGC